ATAGTTTATCGAATGTGAAGGATACGTTTTTTATATCCTTCACTTCTTCTTTAGGTTGTATAAAATCAACATACTTGTAATTTTTCTTTTGTATCTTGTAAGCTTGCACTAAAGAAATGTATTCTATTTTATACTTCTTTGCTATCTCTGGCATTGTTAGTCCGTTCATCAACATATTTTGTATATCCTGTGACGTTAAACCCAATGCTGTTAAGACCTTTGATTGCTTCATTATATTTAAAAGGGTAAATCGTTTGAAGTATCAGTGGCTTTTGTTTCTGCTTGTGGTTCTGGCTTCCAAGTATCTATACTAATACTTACATCTTTACCGTACTGGTCAGCTTCATCTTTTAAATTAATATTTAGTTTAATAAACTTGTTACCGTTGTATTCTTGTATGTAATCAGCTAATTTACTTGGATTAATAGTTGCTTTTAACCATTTAGGATTCATAACTTTACCACTTCCACAATATATTGTTTCTTCTTTTTTATTCATTGTTATTTGTTTTTAATTAAAATTTATAGGTTATTCCTACAGCTACAAAAAAACCTCCTGTAGCTATTGCAAATGTATTTGGATTTAAATCTAACTTTTGTTTATGCCATAACATATTAGTAGTTCCAGCAGTCATTAAACTTAATCCACCTATTATTGCAAGTTTTTTCATAATCAATTATTTATTAATTTATGTTGTAAATTCATTTCAATTTCTTTAGAATTTTTATCATAGTAATTCATTATAACTTGTTCAACATCTGAATCTAATTGATTTTCTAACCAATCATTATATTGCAAATCTGTAAGCTCTAATTGAAATTTTAATTCTCTTTTAGTAGTTATATAAAAGTCAATTATTTTTTTCATACTATTTCTTCTATTTCTGTTTTTACTTCTACAATATCACTTGAGTAACCTTGTGGCTCTCCGTTCCATTCTTTAAATTTATCTGTATAATAATCATAATCCATCCAACCTTTAAATAATAAACTATCATCTAATTTATATATCTGCACATTAAATGGTGTAGTAGTTTCTATTGCTACAATGTAAGCATCTGTATCTTTGTCGTATTGGTCTTGATACATTGCTAATTGCATTTTATAATCATTATAATATAAATCACGTTCAAAGCGTTTTCCAGCATCATTAGTAGTTTTTATATCTACTATGCACTTCTTGCCGTTAAACGTTGTTAAAAGGTCTGCAAAGCCCTTAAAATTAACATCTTTATGTTGCCACTCTAATTTAACTTCAGATTCTATTTTATTTTGCATCATTTCAGTTAATACTGGGTGTAACATAGCGTTGTTAATTATTCTATTTGCATCATCTAATTCTTGTTGCTTAATTAGTGTTTTGCCTTCGTTCTGTTCTTTAAACTCAATCCATTGTTTGCCAGCTCTTCTTGCACCTTCAAATATTGCAAACTCATTATTAAATGTATCTGGTTCTAATAACATCTTATGAATTAAACTACCAAACTGCATTGCATCAGTAGTTTTTAATTCTTTGTTCCAGTATGCTAATAAATGATTAGGAGATTTCTTAAACTGGCATAATGCCGAGTAACTCAAGTGATTCTTTTTCATAATATATAGTTTTAATTATTTCTTTTTGATTATAGTTCCAATTACTAAACCTAATGTGAAGCAAAGCAAGACCACTTGTATTACTTCTAAAATATTTGTTTCTATCATTGTTTCTTGAAATTATCTGCTTCTGAATCTGAGTATATTGAATACTGATAAGCATCTATTAATTTTAAAACCAACCTATCTTTCAATCTCTTTTCCGCCATTGCGAAAGGATAAGGAGCTTTACAATTTTTTGGTGATGCTTCACCTGTACTCCAGATAACTTTGTTTCCGCGTTTTGCATCTCCTACTATTGCTACATCTTGATTGCTATCTCTGTATATTGTTGGCGCGCCAAATTGTATGTTTTCTTTTGCTGCTATCTTTTCACAAGCATCATGTGTAATAATCCACATACTTTTTGTACCTCTTTTTAATTCCCAAAAGTCATCTTTTGATAAATCATATTTTTGTGCTAATTCTTTAATTTTCATAGTTTCTAATTTTTGTAAATATAGTTTTTAATTGTTTCATTCTTCGTTTATTATATTGAACTGCAATAGTTTTTAATTGCTTTTCAATGTTTTCTAATTGTTTAATAAATGTATCAAATCTATGTTTATGTATTTCTAAATCATTATTTGATAAATGTATTCTACAGATAATACGCTTGTTCCAATTCACTCTTATAACTAAGTTTCTCAATCTATCTTGTAAATATCTGTTAGTTGTATATGCCCACCAATGATTAATGTTTTCATTGTAGTAGTGTTCGTTGTGAGGATGTGGATAGTGTATCATTGTTCGTTGTATTGTTCCATTAATTTTAATAATACTTCAGAATAAGATTTATGTCCATTCTCTTTACATTTGCCTTGAAACTTTACCAACGTTTCTATTTTCTCTGCTGGTACGTAAAAGGTTCTTGTTGTGTATGATATTTCTCTACTCATAATTATTTGTTTTTAGTTTATATTGTTTAATATCCTCTTTTAATTAATTGTGCAACTCTTTTAGCAAAAGATAATTCATTTTTATAAAACTTATTTTCATCAGTATTATAAAAAGTAATCATATGTATATTATCTCTTGAAACAGCATACCAATTAGCAGCTTCATTTTCTAAAGATATAATACCTTTATGATTTCTTGTATTTAATATATCTTGCGTTGTCATAATTGTTTGTTTTTAAGTTTATGATGTAAATATATATATAATTATAATACAAATTACAAAACACACTAAAAACTTTATTAACAATTAAATGTTAATTCTAAAATAAATGTGTAATTCTGGCTACTTGGCCATTACGTTTAGAGAATATAAAACCCTCTATTGCTTGGTTATTAGAAGAAGTATAACCCATTTTATGATGCCAAGAATCCGCTGGTGATGGACTTCTAAAACTTTCAAGCGTGCAACCAACTAAATCTTTGTTACTTATCTTGTGATGTATATGGTGCGTAAACATATATCTGTATTTAGTTCTACTCCATTCAGAACATTCATCAGCCATTAGTAAAGGTAGTAAATCCCATTTAGCACCATCTCCATGCGTACTACCAATTAAATTATCATAGTAAGTATAATATTTTCTATGTTGTAAACTAATATCAAAAGTTATGTTTTTACTATTTCTGAAGTAAGTTGCAATGGTATCAGCCAAGCAAAATCCAGTTAAATAATCGTGATTACTACTATTATAAACAACGTGTAAATCTGGATAAAAACTAACTAATGTTTCTATAATATTAATATATAAACGTTTTGCAATGTGAAAATGCTCAAAAAACATTCCATCTGTATCTTGAACAGTTCCTTTTGTTGTTTTATTACCGCTTGGTGTATCAATGTGCATTACATCATTACCTATACAAAGTATTAATTTATCTATATTAAATCCGTTACTTTTTTGTAATATACCATCAATAGCTTCTAAAGTTCTTTGTACTGCTATTTGTTTATTATATTCTTCGCCACTTACAAAAGATTTACATAATTTACCAATATGAATATCTGCTGGTGATATTAATAAGCAATGACCGTCATTTACCTTTGGTTTAACGAGCTTTTGAAAGTTTGGAGAGTATTCTTTAAGTTCTTTTAATAATTGTTGCTTAAACTCTTTTAAATCGTTTTGCTTAAAATTAGGATTCTTAAAATATAAACTGGCTTTTTTGTTCTTTATCCAACCACTATGAATATCATTAGGATTTAAACCCTCTGCTTCTGCTTCAAGTTTTAATCTTCTGTAATCATTAATGATTTGCGCCTCATCTGAGTTAAGGCGGTAACGTGGATTACCTTTATCTTTCCACCTTTTTTTGTGTGATTTCATTTAACAATTTTGTTAAATATAATAAAAAAAATTTATCTGCCTTTTTTAGCTATGCTTCCAAAGTAATATCCAACGATTGATAAAACGATTCCTTCAACGATTCCTGTAGTGTGAATCATTAACTCTTTATTGTGTACTGGCACTTCTATAAACACTATTGCAACTAATAACAAAACAAAACCACCTAAACCAACAACACCTGTAAAATTCATCATCCAGTCATCACTACCAGCTTTAACCATTTCAACCTCTCTTTGTCTTGCTGAATCTCTATCTTCTACTTCTAACTTGTAAAACTCTACTAATCTATTATGAATTTCTTGCTTTTCTTCAGGTGTTAAGTCAGGGTCTTTACTAATAAGATTCTTTACAATGCCAAGTGTTCCTTGTTCTGGCAAAACATCACCAACCAAATCAAGAACATGAGGTACTTTTTCAGCTAAAAACTTTCCTATTTTACTATCTTTTATTTTTTTCATCCACTACAGCTCTCGCAAGTTTCATCATCTATATTGCACGTTCTTTCTGGTACTGGTACATTCTCCAGTTTTTTAATTAATTCTTCTAAATTAGTTTGATTGTTTTTTTCCATTTAATTTATCCTTTACTTTTTTTGTTTTTGGTTTGAATGATTTTGGTTGTAATCCAAGCTCATATGCTTCTAATTCCGCATTGTAGCACGGGCATTGCTTCATAAACTCGTGTTCCTCTACTCCATCGCCATCTTTGTCAGGTGAATAATCTCTATGGCCATGAATGCTTGCTTGTGGATAAATGTTTTTTAATACTTTAAGTATTTTAATTAATGATGCTTTTTGTGCATCTGTTCTTGTATCTTTCGCTTTTCCGTTAGAATCTAAGCCACCAGTATATGCTATTCC